AGTTTTCTCTGAAGCTCGATGAGTTACTAAGTACATACCAAAAATTCATTCCTAGGAATCTATTCAACCTGTCAGGATATTATCATGGCAAGGTTGGTTTAGATGTTGCTGAAATCACGGAAGCCTTAAAAGAAGGTATTTTCTCTCCAGAAGCCACGCAGGTGTTTTTCACAAACAGATGTTTCAGTTTCTATTTTACATGTGGAGCTACCTCAACCACAATTTGTTCTTTTTTGAACAAATCTTTGCAAGACCCTACCCGCCATTATTTTGTCATTATGGGGGACGACTCTTTCTGTTGTTATAATGGAAACTTTTATGAATGCGACTACTCTGGCTTCGATCGTTCTCAAAACGATTTTTTGCGTAATTTAGTTCATATAGTTTACAACAACAACGGATACTCTGCAATGGTTGATCTTATTGAAGAGTACTACAGTCTCCCAATCACTGTTGTCCACAAGTACAAGGACATACACACAACTTTGGCGAGCCCGCTGACCATGCAAAACCTGCAAATGAGGTATACAGGTGAAACGACTACTTGTCTTTCTAACAGTATACTTAACATCATTTGTAGCATGTATGCCTATTCTTTTGAAGACGATGACATGTCACGCCACTATGCCGAGTGTGGACTCGTTGCGAAATTCAAAGAATCATATGACACATATTTCAAAGGTACTTATCTAAAAGGTGCAATTTTCTTAATTGAAGATGAGTTGAGATGGATGCGTTTACCAAGTTTCTTATGTAAATTTGGGAAGACTCTTTCTAACCCAATCACGACTCAAAAACCTTTACCTTTTGATATGCGATATGAACAAGCACTTTACGGCCAATGGCTTGGATATGGAAACATGTCCATCAATTGGTTTTACTCAGCCATCTCCACACAAGTGGAACGCCTTTGCAAAGGATGCCTCAAACAGCCTCAAAACTTACAAGAGTGGCAGGTTGTTTCAACATGTGATTGGTATTTAAATGATCACATTTTCAATTCATGGATGTTTGAACGCTATGGAATCGATAAAGG